CTACAGTTGCATTAATAAAATGAGTTTCTGCATTTCCATTTATCACATAAACGTTTAATTCTGACCTTGTTTCACTTCTAATCTCAATAGAATTATCATCTATAATTTTAAAGTTTGTAACTACATTTTCTTTTGTAGTAGCATCTATAATATTTACAACTATTCTCTGTGTTAACAAACTATGTGTTACAGTTGCTTTGAATCCATTTTCTGCATCCTCAACCCAATCATCAATTGTTATTATTTGAGTAGATGCCACATTTGAACCACCTGCGATTAATTGGTCAATTTTAATATTTTGTTTCTCATTTTCTGTGTCAATTCTAGTATTTAACTCTGTTTTAGTTGTATCAATTTTATTATTTAAATATTTATCATTGTCTAACAATTTTTGTTGTCGATTATTAAACTCATTTGCATGAGCTGGTGTAGTTATTAAATATTCTTCAATCTCATTATTAAAATCTAATTCATTAGGCATTTATTCACCTCCTAGAACTCGTCATCTATCTGAAAAACCATTTCCATATCACTGTCTTTATACTTATTTCCAAAAGATTTAATTGCAATTAAATCGCCATCAGAATCTATTAAACCTATTTCATTTATGTTTTTTCCTTCTGCTTCATTTTTTAATAGAGTGGTTGAATATCTGCAAGTAGTTGGGATTGGATATACATAATTTTCTATATCTTTTCTAAACACCTCATTTTTTAACGCTATATCACTTGAAAGTGGAGCTATTATAGTTCCATCATTCCCAATTCCTCCATCTCCAAATGCCATGCTAACTATAGTAGGTAATGTTATATCACCCGCTCGAGCTTTACACATTTTTTGTCTTGCAATGTCTGTTGTTACTGCATTTGCCATACTTATAACACTTCCTCTCTTAATTCTGCATTGAGCAGTTTATTTCCATTTAACATTTCTAGCCCATTTAAATAATATAAATTCTTTTTAATGATTACTTTAAGATTTGTAAATACTTCACTTTCTTTTACAAATAACTTATTTTTCATGTTTAAGCTTATTGGCTCATTATAAAGTATATAAGCACTTAAGTTTTTACTACCATTTAATAACCACATGCCATCTAAGAAATTACTTATATTCCCTCTAAAATCTATAAATATTCGATTAATCATCTTTACCTCAAATTTTTCTATATCTGTAAATTTGAGTGCAAAAGAAGGCATCCAATGAAGATGAGAGGGTTTCGTTTTATTTGTTATATATTTGAAATCTTCATAATTAATAACATCATCAACATTAGCAGTTACTTTAAAAGTGTATGGAGCTATATTTTCTTTTATATATACATCTGTACCAGTATAGCTTTTTATTATAGTTGCTAGTCTGTTAGGATTAACAATATATTTCATTTGAAGCTTAGCAATGACTTTTCTTCTTCTAGCTTCTATATCTTCATCTATATTAGTAGATAAACCTACCCTATTTTCCCAAAATTCAAGTCCCCATGTAGCAGTTTGAGGAAATAATTGTAACTCTATTTCTTTATTTAATAATTCTAGATTATCAAATTCGCTTCCTATAGCTTCATATATAGAGTTCATAACTAAAGATTGTTCATAGATAGGAGATAATGTTAGAAGCATTTCTTTACCTTTTTTAGAAGTTATCATCCAACCACCTCGTTAACTATTTCCCCTATTCCGACCACTTGGTCTTGCAATTTTATATTTTCTTTTGCATCATTTATAGTAAGATTAGAAAAGTCTTGTATACCTTCATCTGTCAACATCATAGAACCTACTATCGCTTGTATAGCATTGTATGAAACTGTTCCCCCTAAATCAATCTTATCTAAATATTTATCTATCTTAGTTTTTAGATTGTTTAATACTGTTTCTTCATTAAAACTGTTACTAAATATAAAACTAGCTTTTACATTAATAAGTAATGTGTCAGGTGTTACAACTGTAACTAATGCACCGATAGGAGCTTTCCCATCTCTATTTTCTCCTTCTGATATATTTAATGGATATATATATTCTTGAACCTTGTCTATTAACTCTTGTGTTGCTGCTTTTCTATTTTTATCTAGTATTAATACTTTTACTGTCCCCGCTCCATTCCATTCGGGAACTACATAAGCATATCCAACTCCATCTACTTCTTTAGCCCATCTTATATAATCTGAACTAGCTCCACTAAGTTTGTCTTCTTGCTCTGCTACAAGGACTCTTTCTCTAAAATGTTCTTCATCTTCTATATCTGTTCCACCTTTGAAATCTTTATTAGTAACTGATTTAACACCATTAATAGAACCTAGTAAAACGGATATACTACCTTTAGACACATTCCCTATAGTTCCTACAATCCTACTTTCTGCTTTAATATCTACTGTTTCATTTTCTCCTATAGTTTTGGTTTCAAGAAGCTCAAATTCTATGCTCTGTTTTTCATCAGTTGCAATAGTAGTTACTATAGTTCCTTTTGTAATGATAGTTCCTTGTACACCTGTAAATGTAATAACTCCAGTAGCCTTAGTTGGTTGATTTTTAAATACTCCTTTACATTCACCAAGCCACTCTAAATAAGTTCCATAAGAAGTCTGAGGAAATGCTATCTTTAAATTATTTTGTAATCCTAGTTGTTTTAATTCAGCTATCTGCTCTGCTGTAGGTCTTGTTGCATCATAGATGAAGTCACCTTCTAATGTAGAAACATCTTGAAAGTTGCTTAACATCCTTTCATGTACAGAGTCCTCATCTTCTGTTAAAAATACTGGTATAGGTAGCTCTCTTTCCATATAATCACCTACCTTTTTATATTGCCATCAATTACTATATTTTCATCATCTATTGTTAGTACATCAAATTCATACTCTACTAACCTGCTATTCTCCAACCAATTAAAGCTAAACTCTCCTACTTCTTTTGTGTAAGGATGAACCAAAATAGTTTCTTTTATTAATCTAGTTATTTCAAGCTCTTTTGCACTTTGAGATAAGTTACTAGCTATTAAGTCTTTTATTTCACTTCCATAAATGTTTGTATAAGCTGCTTTTTTGTATCTAGGTGTTAATATAGCCTTTTGACACCATTGTTTGTACGCCTGCACCTTATCACATTTTTTTAGTGTTCCATCTGCGTTTTTAACAAATTCACCTTTTTCAAAATCAAATAAAAAAGAACCCTTTAGGTCCAATTCATTTTCATCATTATTTTTTAATTCTACAGTTTCAAAAGTTTCACTTTGAGGAAATAGGTTTGGCATTTACAACCCTCCCAATTACTACAAATTCAGCTCCCATAACAGCTACTAGCACATTATCGCCTATACGTAGTGGCTTCAATTCCTTTGGAGTTTCTATTTTATGCTTATGTCTATATTCTCCACTTAAAGCTTCATCTGAAAAAGTAAAATAATCTTCTTTTAATGTTAAATTCTCTAATACTAGATAGTCCTGTATTTCATCTTTATAGCCATTTACTTTTAATCCATTTGCTGTTATTTCTGCAAGTTCACAACCCATTCCAAAAGTGCCATTTGCTACACTTTTATTCATATTTTCTTTCAATATTCTAGCAATTCCATTAAATCTAGCATCAGTCATTATTATAAAATTTCCTCCTTATATATTCTAAAGACCCTATATTCAGCTTCATTTTCGGTCTAGAATCTAGTGTATGAGTGACATCTATAACATAATATTCTTTACTTTTTAAACTTACTTTGTCACCTGCTCTTATTCTATTTATATCTACTGCACAATCTACACTTATTGTTTCCTCTCCACTATTGAACATTGCTTCTGCTGCTTTCTTAGCTTCTTTAGCATTTTTTATCTTTTCATCTTGTTTAATCTTTTGTAGTGTTCCAAACTTATCAGCATCTTTTTTATATGTCCCAATTATAGGCGCTTTTGTATTTTCGTCTTTACTCTTACCTAAAACTTTTACACTTGTTACTGCATCATTAAAACTACTTGTAAAGTTAGCATCTTCTAATATACTATCTAATTTATATACATTTGCATTAGTGCCAAGCTTGAATAATTTTAGTTTATTATCCATTCTTACTCTAAATAAGTCTCCACCTTTTGTTGCTGTTTCTTTTAAGTCCTTTTTTATCATATCTAGTATATTTGTCTTATGTATTACTTTAGCAAGTTTCTTCCCTGTATTAGCTAAGTTGTAATAGGGTATATTCCATTGCTTACAGTAATATTCAATTCTCTGTGTTGCTGTATTTTCTTTAAACTGATATTGTTCCTCTGATTCTTCCATGTAAACTGTTCTTTCTCTGCAAGACAATGTTAGTTTCTTACTCTTTTCACTCCTTCTAGTTTCCCATACAACTCCATCAAATATTGTCTCTTCTTTTTTACTCTCATATGCTATATCAATTAGAATTATTTTATCACCTTTTTTAATATTTATATCTTTAAGTTGTTTAGGTTCTACTAATGATACATCCATCTTATATGCAACTCCGTCTATAGCTTCTGAAAGAGTTATTCCTTCATTGAAATTTGCAATATCATATTTCCCGTTTAATATTATTTTCATTTACTAGGTATCACCAACTTTTGACCTTTTTTAATTATATTAGGATTTTTACCAATGACTTTTTTGTTTTCGGGTATATTATAAATCTCTGGCCACCTTGAACCCTTACCTAAAAGATTTTTAGCTATCTTATATAATGTATCACTTGCTTTAACAGTATATATTTTAGATTTAGTTTGGGTATTAGGTCTATTATCTTTTAAATCTGTTTTAGTATTACTTTTTGTATCTTTTTTTAATGTCTCTATCTTCAGTTCTCTGTAAGTTCTAAATGTTATCTCAATGTCTCTATCTTCTTCTCTTCCTGCTGTTTGAGTATTGCTAAAACTAGATATTGTAACTAATCCATTGTAACCAAAACCAGTTATTATTAATCGTAAAGGTTCAGCTTGGTCTACCCATTTTTCAAGCATTGCAACTACTTCAATTGGATTTTTTAACTCACTGTATCTGCAATAAGAAGCGTCATATTGGAAAGGTAGAAATGTTTTAAATGATATTTCTCTTATCTT